CCCTCTCCACCGCTCTCTCTTCCTCCTCTTCCCCCTCTTCCTCCATCCCCCTCGCCCGCGATCTCGCCACCCGCAAGCTCCTTCTCGCAACCCCGCTCGCCATTGACGCACTCACCTCCGTCGCCCAAACTGGCTCTGACAAGGACCGCGTCTCTGCCGCCTCCAAGCTCCTTGACCTCTCTCCCGCTGTCAGTTCCCAATCCGCCTCTGCCGCTCTCTCCTCTCTCCCCGCAGAGGCCCTTGCCTCCATCATCTCCTCCCTCTCCAATTTCGCTTCCGCCGCCCTCGCTCTCCCTTCCTCCGCCCCTTCCCTGCTCAAGATAGCCCCTTCCCAGTCAACCACCGTCCTCAACGTCCCCATCGAGTCGCCTATATCTAAGCTCAACCAGAAACCGAACCAGAAACTCGCCCAGAGGGCACCTTCGGTGCGCCCCTCTTCAAAGTCTCTCAAAAAGGAGTCCCTACCATGAAACTAATATCCCCCCTCTCCAAACAAGCCCTTTTCTCCCTGCTCCCCCATGTTGCCCGTCCGCCCGTTCCCTTCGCCAATGCTGGCTTCTCCGTCCAATATGCTCCTTTCCCCCTTTCCTCCTCTCCCTCATCTTCCTCCATCCTCTGTCTCTCTTTCCAATGCACCGTCAGTCCTTCAGATTGGTTCTTCAATTTCCTTGCCCTCAAACTTCCTTTCTCCAATCGCCATCTCGGCTTCACCCTGCTACATCACTCATCTTTCTCCAAAATCTATACCTCCCTGCTCCATCTCATCGATTCTCACACCACCCAAATTGTCATCACGGGCCACTCTCAAGGAGCCGCCCTTGCCACTCTTTTCGCCCTCTCCCTCCTCAAAAAGAAGCGCATCTCCCTTCCCATAAGTCTCGTAACCTTCGCCAGTCCTTCCATCTCCTTCAAGTTCTCTCTTAAAGAATCCGCCATCCTTTCTGAATCTATCCATTTCGTCGTCGAGAAAGATCCCGTCACCGTTCTTCCTCCCGGTTGGGATGCCGCTGGTAAAGTCATCATGCTCCCTCCAAAAACTGATTCTTGGTCCGCCGACAACCACCCCTACAAAGTCTATCAAGAAGGGGCCTTCCATTACCTCGACACTTCCTTTGATATGGATACTAGCAAATGAAGAAGAAGATCGACGCCCCCTTACCTTTGAAAGATCTTCCAGAACCGCCATCCCAATTTACTGCTGATGGTTTCAGCAAGCCTTCCAAGAAGGAAGAGGACGAAGCAACCCTAGCCTTAGATGATGCTGAAATTGAGGCCCGTCGATGAAAGATGAGGGTTTCAAGAACGACTCTGGAAAACTAAATTGGACCCTGCTCCCTTTCGCCAGCCTTGAAGGAGTCGTCAAAGTTCTCACTCATGGGGCCAACGTGTATGGGCCTTTTAGTTGGAAGAAAGTTGAGAATGGGAGAGAGCGGTATATGGCCGCTCTTATTCGCCATCTGGTCGCTTACTTAGAGGGGGAAGAGTTTGACAGAGATAGCGGCCTTCCACATCTTGACCACATGATTGCCAATTTGCTCTTTGCAAGAAGCGCCCACTGGAACAAGGATACGACCCTCTTAGACAAAGAATCTGATTTTATGGAAGGTCGTTAGTGCTTGCCGGAAAGCCCTACTTCATTGGGCCTTACCTTATTTCCCCTCATCCCTTAGCTCCCCATTTTACGAACCTCGAAGACTCACAAGATTTATTTACCCAGATAGTTACGGAGGCTACGAGCAGAAACTTCAATCCGAATGCAGAAGCTCTTGGCCTCATCCGAGAACTGGGCCTCGTAAGCCTTTATTTCCTTCTCAATGCTATCTTGGCACCCTTCGGTCCTTATCAAGCTTTGGATGATGCCCTCAGTCTCGATATGTGCAATTTTAGACAGAATGAGAATTGCTTAAAAGATGGAGCGCAAGCTTTCATCTTTATGCCGCGGGGTTTTAGCAAGAGTAGAATTGTCACACATGGTGGGGTAACTTTTGATACTTTGAGAGACCCAAATGAGCAGGTGATTATTGTAAATGCCATTTCGGATAAAGCTTTGGAGTTTGTCCACATTGTTCAGAGGAACTATGATAGTAATGACTTGACGAAGATGATTTACCCGGAGTGGATACCGGGGAAGAAAGGAAAGATAACTGATAAGGAGATGATTCTTCCGAATAGGACGAGGAACTTGGCGAGTCCCACCCTGAAGTGCTATGGGCTTACGGGGGCAGCGGAAGGTGGTCATTATTCTTTGATACAGCCGGATGACTTGGTGGGTTTGGATAGCGTGGATTCGGGGTTTCAGAGCAATGCGATGATGGCCACTGCTAAGAAGTGGTGGGGTACAAACCTTCAGGCTTTGAGACTGACATTGAAGAGTAGGGTAATTGGGGCGGCTACGAGGTACGCTATTGATGATTGCTATGAGCAAGTTTATAAGAGCTGTAGGAGCGTGACAGGCTGGCAGAAGGGCGACCTTCAGCCGGTGGCCGGCGGCGTTTGGGACGTTTACTATAGGTTGGTGGAAGAGGATGGGGTTTATCTGAGGCCCGATGTTATGGATGAGGCTACCTTGGCAGATATGATGCGGACCGATCCGGTAGCAGCCATGTTGAATTATTATAATAGCCCGACGAAGACGGGGTTAGCGGAGTTTTCAGATGCCGTTGTGGGGGATGCACAGGTTTGGAAGGGGGATGATGGGAACTTTTTTATCAGGAAGGATATGGGTAACTTTTCGGATAAGGTGAGTGAGGATGATGTCAGACTGGGGGATTGTGATGTGTTGTTGACGACAGATTTGGCGGCAACTGAGGAGAGGGGTGCGAGAGCTAAAAGCTGCCGGAGTAGCATAGCGGTGTGGGCGCTGGATGCCGATGGGAATTACTATAGGATTTGGAGCAAGGTTGGTTTCTTTGATATTTATAAGAGTATTGGGTTTTTATTTGAGGGGTATGAGCTTTTTGGTGGGGCGGTGAGAGGCGTGCTGGTGGAGATGAATGCCTTTCAGAAGATACTGAAGCCGGTGGTTGAGAGGGAGATGGAGATTAGGAAGAAGTGGATTCCTTTTGTGCCGGTGCTGGCAAGCGGGGATAAGAAGGCGAGAATCAGGACGGCGCTTGGGCCGAAGTTGGCGAGGGGGAAGATCTATGCGGTGAAGGGAGCGGATAAGGAGATTAGGGAAGAGCTGAAATTGTTTCCTTTGAGTGATAATAGAGTTGACGTTTTGGATGAAACGGAGAAAGCCTTGACGTACTTGCAGAAGCCAGTTACGATGGAAGAGAGACAGAGGTTCGATGAAGAGGAAAGGGAGAGGGAATCGGCAAGCTGGAATCTTGGGCCAATGGGGTATTAAAGATGATTATTATTAGGGAAATGGATACTGAGCATCAGAAGATTGGGATTAGCAGGATTGGGAAGAGGATCTTTGTCACGACGGAAAGGGCGAGTGTAGCAAGAGCCATTGAGAAGCAGATTCAGGAGGCCCTTGGAGCGGTGGAAGAAGAGGTAATTGTTGCAGGATTTAAGGGATGAAGAGGTGCGTCGGTGGGGTACTATACAGCGGAAGGGGTGGGGCGAAGCCCCATCCCCGTTCCAAAACGTATGTACGCACAGAATCTTCAATAAGGGAAGTGTAATGAGGTTAGGGGAGAATGTCAAGAGACAGCGAAGGCCCCACCGTAGTGGAGCCTTCAAAAATGATGAATGTATCCACGCCCGCGCTGACCCACAGCCCGTTAAGGGATGGTGTTATTATAGTGGAACTGGGGAAAAATGTCAAGCAGGAGGAAGCAAATGAGCGATCAAATTGAGGTTGTCGAAGTAGCGGATGGAGAAGAAGTAGCGGAAGCATTGGGGATATTGGATGACGAGCAGAGAGTGCAGATTATGCGTGTTCTGAAAGAGGAATATGATACTGCGAGTACGGAAATGGATGCGAGGAATCAGAAGTTGGTTAAGTGGCGGAAGAATATGGAGGCATTAAGCAGCGATGCCCCGAAAAATCATCCGTTTAAGAACTCTAGTAATATGAATATTCCGGTTACACAGACGTTGACGCAGGCGTTGGAAGCGAAAATTAAGGGGACTTTTGATGCGAGAGAGCCGCTTTGGAGCTTACAGAGTCTGAGATATGATGAGGTTGAGCAACAGAAGTATAAGGTGGTGGAGAAGTATTTGAACTTGCTGGCGAAAAGCAGTAATGATTTGAATATGCAGGAAGTTTTGGCTGATTTGATTGGGGAAACGATACTGGCAGGTGGTGGATTTGCAAAAGTTGGTTATGATGTGCAGGGTTGGAAGGTTAAGAGCGGGGATGGGAGCGCGGTAACGGAAGTTATTAGCCATGACGGACCACTGGTGAGTGTTTTGCCGTTGGAGCAGGTGAAGTATAGGAGAGGGGTTAGTAAGATTTCGAGATTGCCGTGGATTGCGCTAGATATGGCGATCACGGAAGTTGAGTTGAGGGAACGGGCGAGTAGGGGGATCTATGATCCAGCGGTTGTTGAAGAGATTTTAGCGAATAAGAGGACGAGTCCGACAGATACTGAGGAGCAGGTGCAGCAGGCAGAGACGTTTGACTCGGGTGAGACGATGGCACTCTATGATATTAGTGAGGTATGGGCTTATTGGGATGTCGATGGGGATGGGGTGCCGGTGGACTTGTTTTTGACGGTACATTTTGAAACGGGGAAGATATTGAAGGAGCAGTATAATAGTCTTGGAAGCAGGTTTCTGGTTAACACGAAATATGTGCATAGGCCGAGGGCGCTGATTGGACGGGGAACTGGGCAAATGACGGAGAGCGCACAGGCTGAAGTGACGAGTATACATAACTTGAGGAATGATAATATGAAGGTGGCCAATATGAGAATTATTGGCGTTAAGAAGAATAGTGGATTTGGGTTGAAAAGGGAATTGTATCCGGGGGCACTATGGGAATTGGAGAATCCGAGAGAGGATGTGCAAGCGATCCAGCTTGGAGAAGTTTATCCGAGTAGTTTGCAGGCAGAAAATCAGAGCATGACGTATGCGATGAAGAGTGTGGGATTGAGTGAGACACAGATGGGGTTTGCGGATAGCACGCTGAAGAGTAGGGATACTGCTAGCGGGCAGGCGATGCGGATGCAAACTGGGGACTCGATACTTGGGAGTGTTCAGGAAGGGTTGAAGAATGCTGTGGGTCAGATTGGGATGTTGGTTTGGATGCAGTGCGTAGCGAATAAGGATAGGGTTATTGCGAGAGAAAAGACGGCGATGAGGTTGAGTGAAGAGGATCAAACGTTATTGGCTGAAGCACTGAATATGGAAGTAAGCGAAGTGCCGATGCGGATAGCGTTCACGGTGAAGACGACTGATGGTGATAGAACGTATGAGCAGCAGAGGATGAATCTGATGACGATGACGCAGATTTATGGGATGTTTGCGGAGAAGACGGTGCCGCTGGCGATGCAGCTTTATGGGCCGCAAGGGATGCAGATGCAACAGCAAGCACCGGAGATGTGGGCTTATTTGGCGAGATTGATGGTGGGGAGCGGAAAGTTGGTGGATGGTATATTTAAGTTCTTTGGGATTTATGATACGGAGAATTATGTACCGGATATGAATCAGTTGGATAAGATGGTGGATATGATGAGGGGAATGGCAGGGGCGTTTTCGGGGGCACCGGGTATGCCAGAGGTGCCGGGGGCAGCGCAACCGCAACAACAAGGAATGCAACAAGGGATGGGGGATGAGCAGATGGGAGGAATGATGTGAATAT